CCGGCTCGACGGCGTGCGGTGGCGGCGGGGCTGCCGGTCCTGCTGGCGCTGGCAGTCAGGGAGGTGACACAAACACAGGCGGGACTGCCACCGCCGGGGGAGCCGGTAACGGCGGTCAAATTGGTGCTAACGGAACCGGCAACTACTACGGCCCTTGGGGACCGGGTGGCGGCGGCAATGGCGTTTGGAGCGCAGCCAACGGCAATGTAGGCTTGGGTGGTGGTCAGTATGGTGGAGGTGGCGGGGCTGGTTGCGGTGGCGGCAGTACCTCTTACACCGGATACGGAGCCGCTGGCGGTCATGGCCTCATCGTCATCCGATACGAACCGCAATACGCGCCAGCCATTTCATCTATCACACCCAGCAGTGGACCGACAGCAGGCGGGCAAGCGGTTACCATCGGCGGCAGCAACTTCGTCAGCGTAACCAGTGCCAATATCGGCGGTGCTGCTTTGACCGGCCTCAGTGTGCCCAGCACAACCGTGATCAACGCCACCACATCCGCAGGCGGTGCGGGCACCTACAATGTCAACGTCTACCGATCTGGCGGACCCTCTCCCGGCGTCGGCGCGAACCTGTACACCTACGTCGCGCCGCCGACGGTGACCGGTTGCAATCCGCCGCTGGGCCTGATCTTCGGCGGCACCGACGTCACGATATCCGGCACGCTGATGAGCGGCGCAACCGGCGTCACCTTCGGCGGGGTAGCGGCGACCAATGTCGTGGTTGTCAACGCCAACACCATCACATGCAAGACCCCGGCGCACGCCAATGGCCTCGTCGATATCGCAGTGACCAACGCTTACGGCACCGGCACGGGCGTGGGTCTTTTCACCTACCTGCTCCCGGCGTCCGGATTCAACATGCCCATGATGGGAATCTGACAGGAGAGTGCAATGGATGTGTCGGACAAGATGGCGCAACTGGTCGAGCGCGAGGTGCGTCAACTGATCGGCGATCTGCAGATGCAGATCATCGTGCTGCGGGCGGCGCTGGCGCAACAGCAGCATCCCGAACCGCAGCCGCAGCCGACACCGCAACCGATCCCGCCGCAGCCCGAGCAACCGCCGCCGGAGCACCGGGAGCCGGACCCGAAACCGGAGCAGCGGTCTAACGGCCACTATCAAGAGAAGATCGTTCCGTGATTGACGGCAACGGTCAGGTACGAGGACCGTCGTGGTTTCGTGAAAACTCGACGCTGATCTATTTCCTGATCGCGCAACTGATCGCCATTGGCGGCGGCGCTGCGGCAATGCTCGCCTATTTCACCAAGCTCGAAACGCGCGTCGCGATCATGGAAGAGCGCGGTGCGGCCTACACCGTTGGCCGAATGGACGAAATGAAATTGAAGATCGCGGTGCTCGAAGAGCAGATCGATAGAAACGAAAAATCGATCCAGCGCATCATCGAGCAGTACCTGAAGAATCCTCCGAAGCAATAAGGATTACATCATGGGCAAGCAGCAATCGAAGGCGATGGCCTTCGAGGAAACGGTCGTGCTCGATTCCAAGGTGCTGCGGCAGACCGCCGACGGCTACATGGTGGCGAGCCCACGCATCGCGCGCACCGGCATTCAGGAATATCTCGGCGTCGAGATGGGTCGCTCCGACATGGAGAAGGTTCGGGTCTGGCGGCCCGAGGGCGAGGTGTTCGCGCGCGACGCGCTGCGCTCGCTGGCATCGAAGCCGGTCACCATCGAGCACCCTGACGTGCCGATCACCTCGAAGAACTGGAAGGATTTCGCGGTCGGCCACGTCGGTGAGGACGTGATCCGTGACGGCGAATTCATCCGCGTGCCGCTGGTGCTGATGGATGAGGAAGCCATCAACGAAGTGAAGAGCGGACGGGCGCAGTTGTCGGTCGGCTATTCGGCCGTGATCGAGTGGGCCGACGGCGTCACGCCGGGCGGTGAGAAGTACCACGCCAAGCAAACTGCAATCCGTGCCAACCACGTCGCGATCACCCATACCGCGCGCGGTGGCCCACAGCTTCGTATGGGAGACAATAGGAGAGACACAATGACCACGCGTACAATCATGGTTGATGGATTTTCCGTGACGCTCGAAGACAAGGATGCGCAGATCGTAGAGAAGCAGATCGCCAAGCTCGCCACCGATCTCGCTACTGCGCAGAACGCACTCGCCACGGCGCAGACCGACGCGGCGAATGCCACCGCCGCTGCGCAGACTGCGCTCGCCACCGTCAAGACCGAGTCGTCCAACAAGGATGCGGAGATCGTGACGCTGAAGAAGCAACTGACCGATGCGGCGATGTCGCCAGCCAAGCTCGACAAGATGGTTGCCGACCGCGTCGCTACCGTGCAGCGCGCCAAGGCGATCATCGGCGACAGCCTCGTGGTCGAGGGCAAGAGCGATGCCGACATGCGCAAGCAGGTGGTTCTCGCCAAGCTCGGTGAGGTCGCCAAGGACTGGAGCGAAGAGATGATCACGGCGTCGTTCAACACGCTGAGCGTGGCCGACACCGGCAATGGCAACAGCCTGCAGCACGTCATTGGCGTGATCCAGAACAGCAACGACTCGGGCGGTGGCAACTCGGTCGCCAAGGCCTATGCGCAATACGATTCCGACCTCGCCAACCGCTGGAAGACCGCAGGCGCTCGCACCGCGTCCTAACAGAGGACGCTCCACCAGCGATCTCAACATCCCATCAACAGGAGTTTCGACAATGGCTGACGTTAATCAGAGAGACGACGTGCGCGAAGACAAGGTGCAGGAGCCCGCCAAGACCAAGAGTGAACTGGTGGCGCGCAATGCCAAGGTGGAGGTGACGCCGTTCGGCGTGCCGCAGAGCACGTTCAGCGAGCAGATGGCGCAGGGCTTTCCCGGCATGGTTAACCGGATGGTCGATTACAATGCGGTGACGCGCTCGGCCGAAGGCGGCAACATCCCGGCGTGCCGGGCGGTGTCGCAGTCGGTTGCTGCTGACATTGGCGCGGTTCTCGGCGGCAGTGCCAATGGCTTCCTCGGTATCACCATCTACGATCCGACCATCATCACGCCGGTCGGCTCTGGCCTCGCTGACGGGGTCTATCCGCAGTACACCAACATGGGCGTGATCACGAAGGGTGAAATCTTCGCCACCGCAACGACCGCTGTCGCGGCTGGTGATCCGGTGTTCTTTGTCGCCGCGACCGGCATCCTGACCAACGTCGGCACCGACGTCGCCGCCGCCGGGTGCAAGTGGAAATACACTCGCACCGCCAACCAACTCAACGCGATCACGTTGGGCGTTCAACGCTAAGCGGGGCGTTTCCCGCTTTTCCCTTCACACAGACAACGCCCAAGGAGGCGGAGATGAACTATCAGATGTTTGCCAGAGACGCGCAGCAACTCGCGTACAACTTTGTCGTCAACCAGACGAGCGCGATTGAAGCGCAAGTGGTGAAGATTCAATATCCGGAGGTGCAGTACCCCGACCTTGTGCCGGTGGACACGCAGACCGGCAACGAGTGGGTGAAGTCGATCACCTACTACAGCGCCGACATGGTCGGTCGCGCGGATTGGTTTCACCACACCGCACTCGATGTCCCGCTGGCCGAACTGACCCGCGAGAAGTTCGAACGCGGGATGGAGATGGCGGCGATTGGTTACCGCTATACCCTTGAGGAAGTCGCCAACGCGATGAACACGCCCGGCCTGTCGCTGACGTCCGACAAGGCGACCGCGTGCCGTCGCGCCTATGAAGAGTTCGTGGACAACCTCGCCCTGCGCGGCTCGGTGCCCAAGAACATGCAAGGGCTGATCAACTCGTCACTGGTGACGGCGACGACAGCCCCGGCAGACGGTGCCGCAGGTGCGACCACGTTCGCCTCGAAGACCAACGATCAGGTCATTCGCGACATCAACACCGCAATGATGGGAATCGCATCCGGCACCAACTGGATGTACTACGCCGACACCATCCTGTTGCCGCCAGCGGTGCTGGTCGGTCTCGCCGGGCGCATCATCCAGTACTCCTCGATGACGCTGCTCGACTGGATCAAACAGTACAACGTGCTGACGGTGCAGACCGGGCGACCGATCACGCTGGCAGGCGTGCGTGGACTGGAGACCGCAGGCACTGGCGGCATCTCGCGCATGGTGGCCTATCGCCGCGATCCGAGCGTTATAAAGATGTGGATCCCTATGCCTCACCGCTTTCTCCCGGTCTGGCAGCGCGGCCCGCTGGTCTTTGACATTCCGGGTATCTTCCGTCTTGGCGGCGTTGAAATTCGGATGCCTGCGGCCATGAGATATCTTGATGGAGTTTGAGGCTGGTTTTACAACCGCAAGTAAAGGGTGATATGGTCCTCTCAGGAGGACCATATGAGAACCGACAAACCACCACCCAACTTGCATGACGTCCTGCGCTACGATCCCAAGACCGGGAAATTCTTCTGGCTAGAATCCAGAGGAAGAGTGGCGGAGGGCGACGAGGCCGGGACCCCGGATAAGGACGGCTATATCCAAATCAGAATCGATGGGACGATCTATAAAGCCCATCGGCTGGCTTGGTACTTCATGACCGATGAATGGTTGCCGCCGGGTCAGGGACTCGACCACAGGAATGTCAAACCAGCGGATAATCGCTGGCGTAATTTGCGCAAGGCAACTCAGACTCAGAATCGTAGCAACAAGATGTACAATACGTCTGTCAACAACACCTCCGGTCAGCGTGGTGTGACATGGCGAAAGAACCGAGGGAAGTGGCAAGCCTTCATCCATCTTGGTGACCGCTTCCATTATCTCGGCAGCTACGACGAATACGATGATGCTGTTGCGGCGCGCAAGAAAGCCGAGCGTAAGCACTACATCTAGCCCTCATTTCAACAGGAGAATCTTAACATGGCGAAGATCAAGAACACCGGAAACCAGCCGCGTGGTTTCCATACGGCGGACGGCGGGCACGTGACCGTGCCTCCCGGCAGCGAGGCCGACGTCAACATGACCGAAGCCGACTTCAAGCACCTCAAGAAGCTGATTGAGGATCACGACGATCCGAAGCCGTTCGAGATCAGCGGCAGCCATGAGGCCGAGGCCAAGAAGAAAGAGAAGAGCAAGGACGAGGGCGAGATGCCCGCGCAATCGACCGAGCCGCCGCCCGCTCCTGCAACGCCGCAGGTCGCAACGCCAGCGGTGGTGGAAAAGACGCGCGAGCATCAGAAAGAAGCACCGCCAGCCCACAGAAAGTAAACGCACATGGCGATCACCACTGTCATGCCTCCCACCATCGCGGAATTCCGGGCAGCGTTTCCGGAATTCCAGTCGGTGACCGATGAGCAAATCCAGATGGCCATCGACACCGCGATGGTGTGGGTTGATACGTGGTGGTTCTGGCCGGATGCCAAGCTGGCCGTGATGTATGCCGCCGCGCACTATCTCTGGCTACACGACAAGGCCAGCGGCGGCCTGATCACGGGCGGCGGCGGCACGGGTGGCGGCACGCCTCCCGTGATCGACAGCGAGGCGGGCTTGATCTGGGTCAAGAGCGTCCGCTTCCGCGACCGCATGGTGACCTATGATCGCGTTTCCGGTGCGGCCGACGCGACCGGCGGTAGCACGGCCGAAAGGGTGACCTCCTCGGCGCAGGACTTCTGGAATTCCTCCCCGTATGGCCAACTCTATCTTTCGTTTCTCCGGCGCAACGTCCCACATGTGGCGGTGATCTGATGGAATATACTCTTCCTGTAAAACGTCTGCGCATGACGGCGGTGCTCAACTCCATCGATGGCGGCGGCTCGCCCGGCACCATCCAGATACGCAACGCCGAGCGTGTCATCCTCTGCACGCTGTTGCTGACGATCCCGTCGTTCTATCTGGTCGCCGACGATCTGGTGCTGACCGCGCCGACCACGGCCTATGTCGCCATCGAGGGTATGGCGTCGCTTGCCACCATCTCGGACGGTGCTGGCAATATCATCATCGATGAGATGACGGTCGGCGTCGATGAGACCGAGGACGAGGTGCACGATTTCGAGATCGTGCTCGACACCGTGATGCTGGAGATCGGCAAGCAGGTCACCATCGTGGCGGCAACCATCGAGCACGGCTGATGAGCACGGTTAACGACAGCAAGCCGGTTGATCTCCGCGTCGATGCGGTGTTCGGCGAGCCTGTCGTGCTCAAACCGATGAAGGTGCAGCAGGGCGGCTACCGTGCGGCGGTGCCTGACCTCTCGCGCCCGCAGGTGGTCGCGGTCGGCATCTATGACGACTCGCGCGGCAACACCGAGGGCATGGGCAACGCCATGATCCACCGGCAGGCGACGGTGGCAGTGCATCTGTCGATCCGCTGCGAGCCAATCTTGCAGTGCGATCTCAGGAAGGGCGACCGGGTTTATTTCCCTGACCGGCAGGAGATACACGACGTGGTCTTCATCTATCCTGAAGCCGCCGGGCGGTGGGAAGTGCACCTCGTGCGGGTGCTCGAAGACGTGGTCAATCCGCAATGAGCATCATCCGCATGCTGACGCGTATGTGCGCGGTGGCGGCGTTGCGTGGCCAGACATGGGCCGACAAGCGCGTGTTCGATTCCGACAACACGCCGCTGTCGCGGGCGCTGGTGCAGAACGAAGAAGCCAAGCCCTACATCGTGGTCTATACCGACGTCGATAACCGCAGCGAGAACAACGGCACCGACCTGACCGCGATGCGGCGCGAACTGGCGCTGACGCTGGAGATCGGCGTTGCATCCAAGGTCGATGGCAAGACCGGCGAGGCGGAGATCAAGATTCCGCTGACCGACGAGGGCATGGAGATCGCGCTCGACATGGTCGAGCAACAGGCGCTGTCGGCATTGTTCGGCGATCCGCAGAACGAGTGGGCCGAACTGCTGAAGTCGCTGGTGATTTCGGTCGAGCGGGTATCCGGTCAGCGTGGCGCGTCGAGCGACCGCGACCACAGGTGGGCGGCGCGTCAGGTGTCGATTGTCTGCGATGTGGTGTCGGACGTGCCGCACGGCGTGCCGATATCGGAGGAGCATCCGATCTATCTGTTCACCGAGGTCTCGAAGCGGCATCCGGAGGCAGAGATGGATCACGCGGCGGAGATTTGCACGGCGATGGTCAACGACAAGACATCGCCGCAGTGGGAGCAGGTGCAGGCCGCGCTCGGTGTGAGGCGGCTTGGCTTGCGCGCCATCGGTCTTGCGCCGCTGCCTTCCAGCATCTGGCCGATGGCGAACGTGGGCGACGACCTCACCGACAAGAACGGCGAGGCACCGATCCTGCGCAAGATCACGCACGACGATATGGACATGGAGCGCGACGAAAGCGTCGGGCTGGTCGATGAGTTCTCGATCTCGACCAACGTCGGCATTCTCGACAAGCTCAGTGACAAACCTGACACCGTCGAGATGGATGGCAATGGCGGCTAACCTCAAGATCGAAGGCGGCGATCTGGTCAAGTTCATCAAGGGCGTCGAGGAAAAGGAGAAGGCGAAAAACGTCACGGTGCTGCAGCTTAGTCTCAACACCGTCGGCGATCAGATGACGTCGCTGGTGGCGACCACGCTGTCGAACAAATCCGGATTGTCGCTCGAACAGGTGCGCGGCCTGATGCGGGTCAAGCGCGCCAAGAAGGGCGACCTCGTCTACGAACTGACGGTGAAGAAGGGATTGCTGGAGGCCGACGCCGGTCGCAAGCTGGAGGGCAAGCGCGAGAGCACCGACTTCGGCAAGCGTCAACCCGAGCAACTGGTGATCATCGTCAGCAAGGAGGATGATCTGGTGTGCCCGGATTGCGAGGAGTTGGCCGCCGCAGGTCCGATGCCATTCGAGGTCGCCAAAGAGCACATTCCGAAGCATCCGCATTGCCGTTGCGTCATATTGCCGTATACACCGAAGGGCAAGCGTCTGCCGGTGACGATGACGACGGTATCTGGCACCGATCCGGACAAGCGCATGGGTGGCAAGTCGCCGGTCAACGTTGACATGACGCTGCGCCAGATCGTGGACGACCTGATGAAGAAAGCATCGAGCAAGATCAGGATCGAGTTGAAGAAGGGCAAGTGAACCGCGCAATTGTGCGCAAATCGAAGGAGGGAATATGACGCAGTATCTCGCATTGATTACGATCATTAGTGGTGGCAGCGGCAACCGACCGGATAACTCGCTGCCGCAGCCGCCGCTTGGCATCTGGGGCGGGCCACCGCTTTACCCGGATCAGGGTTTGCCGGGGTCGCAACCGGGCATCGACAATACGTTGCCGGGATGGCAGCCGCGCCCGTCGCATCCCATCGCGCCCGGTGGGCGGCCTCCCTATCCGTCACAAGGTCCGGGCTTCCCGACGCATCCCATCGCGCCCGGTGGCACGCCGCCCGGTATCTGGGGCGGTCCGCCGCTCTATCCGGATCAGGGCTTGCCGGGACCACAGCCGACTCCCACACCACCGATCTACCTGCCGCCGGGAAGCCTTCCGGATGTGAAGCCTGAGCACCCGATCTACATTCCGCCGAGCAGCGGAGTGCCGGGCGTGCCGACGCACCCGATTGTGATTCCACCTGCTCCGGAAAAGCCGGAAGTGCTGGAAAATTGGGAAGTCAAGACAGCTTGGTCACCGCAATCGGGCTGGGTTGTTGCGATTGTGCCGACCGGCGCGGAAGTGCCGACGCCGTCAAAGTAGCAACGCGCCGCGAGACCAGAAAAGAACGGCGTCACTCGCGGCGCAATTCATAACCACCGCAGCATTGAGACCGAACAGACGGGTGCGCCTTAACTGGCGCATCCGTGAGGGCTCCCGTCATGGCCGATGATTATCAACGGTTGCTCGGGCAGATCGCCGACCTGCGAAAGCAGATGTCTGATCAGTTCAAGGTCGGCACCGTGCACGAGGTCAAGGGCACCAAGCTGCGGATGAAGCTCGGTCAGGACAAGGATGGCAAGGACATCCTGTCGCCGTGGCTCAACACCACCAATATGCGCGGCGGCGCGCGCGAACAGCGGTTCTACAAGAAGGGCCAGAACCTTTCGATCTTCTCGCCCGGCGGCGACCTCGCGCAGGGCATGCTGGCACCGTTCGCACCCAACAAGGACTTCAAGACGCCGGAGCACGCCGACGGCTCCGGTCAGGACGAAGAGTCGTATCAACAGGACGACTATCGCGGCAAGCAGACCAAGGAAGGCCATGACCACTGGCTGCAGCCCGATGAGGACGAGAAGAAGCAACAGCAGCAGGGCAGCCAGCAATCTGGTGGCGGTGGCGGCGGCAAGAAGCAACAGAAGAAGGGCCACGTCGGCGGCGACAAGGCAATCATGAAGGCGCGCATGAACAAGGACGGCGGGCACACGCTGCGTGTCGGCAAGGACTCGCGCATCGCCTCGCACAAGGACGGCGCGAAGATTCGCATGGGGTCCGACTGGGTGGTGGTGAAGAAGGGCAAGATCATTTTCTCGCAGCCGCCGATCCTCGGCAAGGACCCGATTCCGAACGACGACAAGTAACTTCAAACAGGAGAGAACGATTATGGTACGCAGACTGACCAACGTCGAAGCACGCGGCTTGATCCGGCATCCGCGCATCCTGCAGAAATTCTACATCTACGATCCGGGCGTCGGCGATGAAGTCGGTGGGCTGCGTGTGCTCAGCGACAAGGACGACAAGGGCAACGCCAAGGATGGCACCAAGCACGTGCTCGCCGTGCAGCCGCAGGTGCAGTTCTTTATCGATCAGGGTCTGATGGGCGAGAAGCCGGTCGGCGAGATCAGCGGTGCTGGCAAGAAGTTTCTCGCGCAGGTCACGCGCGGGCGCAGCGAGGACAACGACACCGAGCCGAAGCGGGTGGCGCGCTACAGCAAGCGGTCGATGTCGGGCTCACCGGCATTCGCTGGTGTGCCGTTGCTGTCGCAACTGCGCAAGCAGAAGGCCAAGGGCAAGAAGAAGGCGGCGGCTCCCAAGCCGAGCAGCCCGCCGCCCGTGCCGACGCGCGCGCCAGCACCGAGGTCGTAAAGCGATGGCGAATGAAATCTATGATCCCACGCTCGATATGTGGCCAGACCTTCGCTATGGCCGCATCACGCTGTCCCCGGTGCGCATCGGGATGGACCGTCAGACCGGCAAGATGATGACGGGGTGGGATCATGTGATTCAGTCGATGCTGCTG